AGTCCTGTGTGAATCCGGTATTGTAATCCACATACATGACAGGGGTGGAGATTGTTCCCGTCCCGGTGTATGAGGTTATTGATGTATTTCCACCGCTGCCTCCCATTTCAGAGGTGTGCCTTGTGCCGGGATAGACGGAGACAAAAATCCTGTAGTATGCCACATCCTGCGCCTCCACCGTGAATGAGAGTTCATTGGGGATCTCAAAGACCCCTGCAGACACCTTGGTGAATTCGGAGATGTTCAGACTCTCATAGTCAGCTGCCCAAACAGGGATGTATCCGCATTGTGCTGCAACCCCTGCAAGAGATCTGCTCCCGTAGGCAAGTGCCTTGATTTTGCTACCACCAACCACCGATGAATCAGAGCCAAATGCAACCGCCTGGATGAAGATGGCAGAGATGTGGGATGTGGTGTTCCTGCCATATCGGTATGTGGCAATGGGAGACAGGGTGTTGTAGGAGTTTGCCCCGGATGGCATGTTCCATCTCACCTTGCAATGGAGATTGGCGATGACCTTTGTTCCGGACGGGACAGATCCTCCGATGTCAAACCGCCCAATCCGGTTTCCGGATGTAGCGGATGAGGACATGGTGAGGGTGAGGTCTCCGGACTCCTGTTTGATCGATCCTATGGAAGAGATCAGAGGGAGAGTCATCCACAATGCAGAATAGTTGCCAAAAGTGGAGAAATCCTGGATCACACTTGCATCCACCTCATATCCTCCATTGTTGTCCGGATTGCAGATGGCATCCCAAAAGGCTTTCATGGAGAGGACGGGTCTCTGCAGATAGCTCCGGAGATCCTTGACCCCCCACTCATCCTGTGCCTCCGCAAGATTCACCAGGGCATATCCGGATTTGAGACCATAGGTGACCGCCTCCTCATCCTGTCCCTCTGTGATCTGATCCTTGAGTCCCATCTGTGACGGGATGATCAGTCCCTTATCCGGAGAGAAATTCCCCTCCGGGATTCCGTTATAAGCAGGGGCAAAGTTGATGACATCCCACATGGGTGATGTGTATGCCTCCGCCCTTGCAGAAATGGCATCCGTGCGACCCGTGACCCTCAAATAATAGGCGGAGGATGGCATGTCAAAGACAACTCCCTCATAGTTTCTCCCCTGGCCAATCTCATACACCTGGAGGACATTTCTGTTCACATCCAGGGCAGCAGCAAGAGCCTGGGAATCCAATCCGGCAGACCTGCCCCATATGGCAACTTTTCCCACATTGCTCACATTGTATTCCATGCTATCACCATAGGAGTTGGTGAGCCATTGTCCCTGGCTGCCCACAACCTCTCCAGGATGGTCTGCAACCAATGTCAGTTCCACATCCCCCTTGAGTGCGTTCCATGCCTCCAGGACAGATGCGGAATTGATGATGAAATTCAGTTCCGTATCCGGACTCCCGGTCTGCAGGTAGTCAAGATCCGCAAGAGTCCTCTTGTTGCCCTCATCATCGTATGAAAGAGCATAGAAGAAAGACCCAAGACCCCCATAGAGAGTGACCTTGTACTGAATATCCTGTCTCTGCCTGGAAATTGAGTCAAGTTTGACATATCCGGACTCCAGGATCTCACTCATCTCATTGTAGATGGTGAAAGGAACTTTTTGGGACGCATTGAAATCCACCCCTGTCTGTCCCCCCGTATTGGCAACCCTCCTGTCCGTCCGGAAATACCCTCCAAAAATCCTGTTGTTTGCAGGAGTCCCCTTGAGGGTGATCTGCTGACTGAAAGAGTTTTTGACAATGGTGGGATTGGACAGGTCATCCATCTGATAGTTGAACAGGATGAAAGACTGATCATCCAGGTCAGCCAATTGATCCCCTATGTAAAGACTGATTTTTCTCCTCATCGTTTTCTTGGAAAATAGATTCTTGATCCATGTAATCACGGATCTCAACCATTTCATCATCTTCTTATCCGGTTTTGAGCAATCTGCACCTGGATGGTATAGTCCACCAATCTCCCCTGGTTTTTCTTTGTCCGGTATTCACAGGAGGTGGTGGGGATGGTGACCGGGATCATCTGCTCATTGGCGATGTCATACAGGTACACATCCGTTGAGTTGATCAGATGGTGCATCCTCTTCCCCTGGTCTCCAAGCAACCACCCGGTGTGGAATGTGAATCCCTTGGTGATCTCGTTGACATAGTTGTCAATCCCCCTGTTCTGAATGTCCCGGTTGTCATAGACCACCTCCCTGGTGTACCTCTTGAGTGTGTCCGCCTCCAGGGTGTTCCCCTCGATGAGGAGAGAATCCCAACCACCATAGGCATTGACATAATAGAGTGCATATTCCGCACACTCTGTGACAACCTCCCAGGTGGAATTTTCCACGGTGATCTTGGACACATTGTCCCAGGCATCCGGGAGAAAGACTGCAGTTCCACTCCCTGCAGATCTGACACTCCTGGAGAAATCCGCATTGAAATCCGCATTGAAATCATTGGAGATGGCAACCGCAATGATGACCTGGGCAGTTGTCCCGTCCTTGAATGTGATGGTGGCATTCACCTCCGAGACATTCAACCCCGTCCACACAATGGGCATCCTGGCATCAATGTGACCGTTGATGGGGAATGACATCCCCATGGTGGCAGCATTGTAGCCATAATCGTATGACCAATCATTGAGGAATTGTGCGGTGGTGATGTCCACCCATTGATACCCCTGTGCCCCGGAGACTCTCAATTGCACCTTGAATGTGACCGGGAGGGTGATCCTGGTGAATTCCGCCTGGGAGAGAGTGGGCAGGACATTATCCAGGTAGTCCGCACAAATATCATTGATCCTCACCTGTGCAGAGGTCTCACCAGGCTTTGATTGTGCATATCCGGAATAGATGACATCCTCGGTGTCAGCCACAATGATCCGGTACACCCCTGCAAGTTGAGCGAAAAAGTCTTTCCAAATGGGAACTGCAGCCATGTTGAGTTTTTCCAGGAAATATCATTTTGCCCGGTCTCCGTAAATGACACCATTTTCGTGAGGTCACGAAAATGATGCATGATGCAGATTTTTCAACTTTTTTCTCCCAACTTGAAAAAATAATTTGTTATTTCAAATTATTGTTGTACCTTTGTGGTGTCAGATGACAACAACTAAAATCTTTATACAATGAAAGTCTACATCATCACCGAAAGCAACAAAGAGGACAACCTCCTCCTCCGTACCTGGGTTTGTTTCACCAAAGAAGAGGCTCAAGAATGCCTCAAAAAAAGGTATGAGATTGCATGCACCTACAACCGCATTGGCGGTGTCGCTGATCCCACCGATTGCCTGGATAATGGATTCTTTTTTTGGACTCTCTCCAATGGGCAGGAACTGAAATACAAAATTGAGGAATCCAAGACCTTTGCAGAATAATCAACCAGGGGAGGGGCAACCCTCCCCACCAAACCAAAGTAAAACAATCAAATCTTTCATACAATGGAACAGATCACAATTTTAGTCAGAGCAAACAGAGACATCATTGAGGACACAGATGTCAATGTCAAGGTTGACACAACCACCTCTATGTGGAGAAATGAAATCACAATGTGGTTTGATAATGGAGACTATTGCGACATCAACATCCGGACTTTTCGCCAAACAGGGAGATACTTGACAACATATCTGAATGTCTATGCGGTTGATGTTTTCATAGAAAAACTCAAGAAAGGAGAAATAAGAATTGAAAAGGGAGATCAGAAATGACCTCCCTTTATAGTATTGCATTCCACATAGGTCTATAGCCTCGCCAGGCATCTACAAGACTGAAGATTTGCACTCCTGCAGCAATACTATTTTTCAACCACAATCTTTCTGATGTAGTTCTCCATGTCATGTCCCAGGGCAATGGCAATCTTTTCCTTGTACCATGGAATCACTCCATCCTTGACCTTTTCCAGGTCATGTGTTCCGGTTGTGCCCCCATGGGGATTCTTGAGATTCGCCTGGTTGGGAGACTTTCCTGCCATAGCTCTACCAATGAGGAATGCAAGGGTTTCCGGTTTTGGAATCCTGCCCCTGGCATCCGGTCTTGGCAGGATGGGTTTGATATTCACCCACTCCAGGATCTTGTTGACCGGAGGCCAATGAGGTGGTGTGTCATTCTCCACATATTTCCAATAGTCATTGAGGGTCATGGTGACCTCATAGGCATTGTCACCCACAACCACCTGGGTCTTGACTGAATCAATCAGTCTCTGTGAATATCCGGTGGGGACTCCTTTCTCGGTGTACCTGTCATTGAATTGCAGGTGTTCCTTGTAGTTGTCCCGGATGTCATTGGCAAGATCCTGCAGGACTTTCTGCAGTTCTGAAAGGTCAATCAGTTCCATATCAATGTGTCCTTTTCCATTCCTCAATGTCCTCCTTTTCCTTGGCAATCTTGTCCTTGCGATAGGAGAGGATGTTCAGAAACTCTATTGCAGTCCATCTCATCACCTCATCCCAGGAACACCTGCAGGTCTCGGAGGCTGCATCTACATTGGCGATCCATCCCCACTTGTCTCCAAAAGTCTCTCCTGTTCCCGGATCTTCCCCAGGATCTCCTCCCTCTTGGTCTTGTCCTTGATCCTCATTGCCTCCTGTTTGGAGTAGTTCAGAGAATCCTTGATTGATTTCCTGCACCAGGTCAAAAAAAAACCTGCAAGGGAGACACCATCAGAGACTGACATCTCCTCCCGGATTGCTTTCTGCACCTCAAGGATGTCATATCCCTCATTGTAGCGGTGACCCTTGGGGACAAGGATCACGGAGAGGAATTCAACCAGGTATTTGTCAAGATCCGGTGCATAGGTTTGGAAATCTATGTACTGACAGGTCTCAATCTTGCGGAAATCCCTGCAGGGGATGAGTTCAAACTTTCCCAGGATGTATTTCTTTGCAACCGGGTGATAGTTGATATTCTCCGGATCAAGGAAACCGGATTTGACCACAAGTTCCTTGTAGTCCTGGATTGGCAGATGGAGGATCTCTTCCTCCGCCACCCCGGTGAGAATGGAAAGGATCTGCACCTGTTTGTCAATGTCCTCCAGGGATTCATTCCGGGAGACCTCCTGGATCTCCATGTATTTCCCCAGGGTGAGTTTGTTGTAAGAATCAATTATGTCCATATCTGTTTTGTGAAAATGAAATTGAATATTGTCCGTATCCGGCATTTTTCCCAAACCTTGTCCAAAGGGCATATCTCATTGCATCCAGGCAATGGTTGAACTTGTCAATTGGCACATTCAATGGTTTCCCGTCCCCGTCCTTTTCCCAAACATAGTTCCTGCCCTCATTGATGAGGTCAATGGAGTCCTTGGTGAAATAGAGAGTCCATCCCTGCATCCATTGCAGTTGGAATTTGAGTTTGTCGCTTTTGACGGGTGCATTCTTGTCACATGGGATCACCTTGAATCCTGCCTCCTTGATGTCAGCAATGGATTTCGGCTCTGCACAATCGGCATAGATCTCCACCCGGTTGGACACACCGTCCTCCTGGAGATCCTGGATGATGTGCTTGTTCTGCATGTGTGTTCTGTAGCACCTTTGTCTCACCCAGGCAATCTTTTTCCTGGGATCTGCAACCACCTGCACCCTTGCGGTTGGATCATTGGTGAATCCAAAGTCAAGTCCCTGGATCTCCACCAGGTTGTCCATCTCCTCCCTGGTGGGGAGGGAGTCACAGAGTTGAAATTCATAGATCAGACCGTCAAGAGTTCCCACCTCTCCCTTTCCATAGACTTTCCACCAATTTGCATCAGACTTGTTGTCCTCGATCTCCGCAATCTGTTCCGGAGTGAGGAATTCATTGTCCAGGTAGGTGGAATGAATGCAGATGCAGTTCTGCCTCGCCTCAATGATCTCATTGAGCCAAAAGGAATGGGTGGGGTTGTAGTCCAGGACAATCTGTCCCCTGGTACGGACAAAGAGTTGTCTTGCGATCTCATAGGAGATGTTTTGACACTCATTGATGAACAGGCGGTCTCTCGCAGATCCATGCACCTTTCCGGCATTGTCCACGGAAAAGAATTCCAGGATAGATCCGTTCTGCCAGGTGTAGGTGTGTTGTGTCTCATTCCACCTGGACTCCTCCCATAGACCCTCCTTTTCCATGATGGACTTGAAATCACGGATTGCACCTCTCTGCAGGTGGGGCATGGACTCCGACACCACGGAGTTGACGGTTGCAGGCTTTCCAAGGTTGACCTCCTCAACAATGGCAAGGATGAATGTCTGCAGGATGGAATAGGTCTTTGAGGATCGTGTCCCACCGCAAGATGAGATATACCTCAAATGCCTCTTCCAGGCAGCAATTGTCTTCCGTGCAACCTTGGTCAGTTTCATCAGTTGAAATCCTTTTCCATCTCCCGGAGTTCCTCCAGGAATGCATAGTCCTCCTCCGTGAATTCTTCCACCTGGGTCTCATCCTCCCGGTCTCGCTGCAGGAGTTCATCCAGGTCATCCGGTGTCCTCTTGATCTTCCTCATCATCCAAGTCCTCCAATGATCGCATCCTTGGTCTCCTCATCGGTTTGGATGTTCAGAGTGATTCCTCCGGAGTGCTGCACCTCTGCAGAGATCCTGGGTTTCCCATAGAGTCTGTCCATGATGTCCATCATGGCATTGAATCCCCATCCATCCTTGCAGAGTTGCCGGATGGCAATCTGCAGGACAAAACCATACTTTCCCAATGACCCGGTTTGAGCCATCAGATATTGTTTTGCAGTAGTCTCATCCGGCAGGGTGAGGGCAAATGCCAGGACACCATAGACCTGTTCCTGCATGTCTGCAGGGAGACTCTTGATGGCAGTCACCAATTTCTTTGGTCTGCCATTGGGATTGTGGGTCTCTCCAGGCTTGCAAGGTTTCAGATTCTCCGGGTGGAGTTGTGGTTTCTTGTTTGCCATAGCTATCCTCCCAAATATGCTTTGTTCCTGCCCATCTCAATGGCGATCTCCCGGAGGAGGGATTCATCACCCGGATTGGGCATGTAGATTCCATTCTGTGATCCCCACCTCTTGAATCTGTCAATTGCCATGGACATCTCCTCCTTGGTGAGGTCAGCGGATGATCTGACCGAATCAATGCAGTTCCCCAATTTGTCAAAGTGCTGCCTATGGAAGAGATCAGAGTTGCAGATCTCCTTGAAATAGTATTCCTTGACATCTGCAAGGGTGTTCCCGGTCTCCATTGCCACCACTCCAAGGAGCAGGTGGAGATAGTTGTTTTGACCTTGGGTGCGGACTGATTTCTCCGTCAACTCCACAAGACACCCTTTCTCCAGGAGATTGTCCACCCTGGAGAGAAACGCCTTGCGCTGAAAATCGGAGGTCAGATCATATTGCATCTCACTTGGATTTCTTGGTTGTCTTGACTCTTGCCTTTCTGACCGTCTCCTTTGCCTCCTGGGAGACTTTCACCTCCTTGGTGGGGAGATTGTCCACCGCTGCACTCAAAGTGTCCTCAAAATAGAGTTTTCCACAATCGGTGAGCAGATTGAGGATGCAGGTGGAGCAGTTGTCAGAGAATCTCCGCCTGTCACCCGTTGCCTGGGTGAAAATGTCATAGATCACCTGGAGGGCAGTCCTCCCCGGATTCCTCGC